GGGGCGACCGCATCGAGCGCCTGATCCTGCTGGAAACAGCCAAGCGCCTTGAGCTGCTCGAGCTCTCAACCGAGTTTGATTCGGCCTTCTTTCACAAGACGTTGCCGCTGGCCTGCAGCCTGGACGGCTGGGCGCATGGCCGTGGCCAGAAGATCCGCACCGACATGGACGCAGGCATTATCGTGGTCGGCCAAGATGAGATCATGCTGGACGGGTATGGCGTGCTTGAGGCCAAGCTAACCGCAGTGTCGCCAGAGGAAATGCCAGCGCTTTACCGTGGGCCTGTGCAGTTGCAGGCACAGATGGACATTATGCAGGCCAAGTGGGGCGCAGTCTGCGTGCTGTACCAGGGAACGATCTTGCGCATCTTCTTGTTCGAGCCGCACAGGCAGACACTAGAAACGATCAAGACTGCGGTGCTTGAGTTTCAGAACAAGATTGAGAAGTACAAAGCCACCGGCGAGATCGATTACTACCCACCGGCCAACAGCAAGGATGCCGACCGTATGTATCCGGCAGCAGATGAGGCTGCGGTAGTCAACCTGCCTGGTCGCGCTGAACAGCTGGCCGACCAGATCCTAGCCGCTAACGCAGCCATCAAAGAGGCAGAAGGCAAACGCTCCGAAGCAGAGACCGAGCTCAAAGCCATGCTGGGTCAGGCATCCAAAGGCACCGTCGGACGCTTTGAGATCCGCTGGCCAATGCGTAGCTACAAGGCGCAACCAGAGAAGGTCGTGCCGGCGAAGGACGCATACAGCATCAGACAATCAACCCTATCAATCAAAGAGGCACTATGACCAAGATCGAAGAGGCGCACGCTAGAGCTGTGGTTGCGCTGTTGAACACCATACCCAAATGCAGCGAGGAAGAGGCCGAGGAAATCGTCGAGTCCTTTACCGCGCTTGTGCTGTACACAATTGAAGCATTTCTACCAGGAGACAACAATGACCAATCTCGTTACAACTAGCAGGAAGAAGCCCGGGCCTAAGGCATCGATTGAAAAAACCGTGCAACGGTTTTGGTCAAAGGTGGATCAGTCAACTGGAAGGTATGGTTGCTGGATGTGGCAAGGGTTCTTGTCGGAAAAGGGCTATGGCAAATTTAATTTTTTTGGCAAAAACAAGCGAGCCCATCGAATCGCTTTTGAGCTTGAGTTCGGATTTATTCCAGAAGGTTTGCTGATCTGCCACATCTGTGACAACCCTGCGTGCTGCAATCCTTGGCACCTTGTCGCGGCCACAGCGAAGCAGAACACCGAGGACATGATTCACAAAGGCAGAGCGAATTTCTACAACAACCTTCCAAATCTTAGGGGGAAGCAATGACAGCACTAACCACCACGAACAATCAATTTGCACCGGCAACCATTGACGAAGCGATGCGCTTGTCTGAGATGCTTTCGAAGTCTTCGATGGTTCCCCGCGCTTACCAAGGCAAACCGGAAGACATCCTTGTTGCTACCATCTGGGGCAGAGAGATGGGGCTTGCTACTCTTCAGGCATTGCAGAACATTGCAGTCATCAACGGCAAGCCCTCAGTCTATGGTGATGCCATGATGGCGCTGGTGCAGGCCAGCCCACACTGCGAAGACATTGAGGAGTATTTCGAAGATGAAGGCACGCCCAACCCGGTGGCTGTCTGCGTTGCCAAGCGCAAGGGTCGCAAGCCGGTGGTCGCTAAGTTCTCGGTCGAAGATGCCAAAAGAGCTGGCCTATGGGGCAAGCAGGGGCCGTGGCAGGCGTACCCAAAGCGCATGATGCAGATGCGAGCTCGCGGGTTTGCGTTGCGTGATGCGTTCCCTGATGCGTTGAAGGGCTTGATTACAGTCGAGGAGGCGCAGGATTTCCCGCCAGAGGCCAAGCCACAGCCAGCCAAGAATATCACGCCGCTGCCATCTAACCCGCTGGATCGAATCGCACCACCACCGCCACCGATAGATGAGTATGTGCCGGATCTGGAGGAGGCTGATCCAGAGCCAGCGCAAGCAGGTGAGTTCCAGCTGATGGTGCCAGGCAAGGACGGTGGCGAGCCGGTGGTCAAGTCAACGCACGCAACGCAGTTGGATTGGTCTGCAGCTTATGAAGAGCTCGCCGATAAGACGATGTCAGCAGGTAGAGCAAGTGAGCGTGACCGGATGACAGCGCTAAAAAATTTCAAGGAAGCGAACCAGGTGCTGTTTAAAAAGATGGAGCCTGGTGCCATGCTGCAGCATTCACAGGCTTACCAGAAGCGGCTGCGAATGCTGGGCGCTGAGATGAACAGGGAAAAAAATCCCGACGAATAGTCGGGAAAACCCGCTGGTACATTGGTTAGCGCAGGAGAGGCGCGGTATCAGCGGGGGGTGTTTCTTACTGCTTCGTACTGACGGACGCAGGTGTCGAGGGCTGATTGGAGCTTTGCTGCGTCGGCGGCGTACCTTGCAAGAAACTCTCCATTTGTCCGATCCAGTTCCGCTCCAGACGCTCCACTGCAAGAGCTGGCGGTACTGGACACGGCACCTGCCGGGGCGGCGGGGCGCTCGGGGCGCTTGCGCAGGCTGTCAATGAGCCGGTCAGAGCGAGCATTAATATCTTTGATCTGTTCATACGATTCCTCTCTCAGCTTGTCAGCCTGGGCCTGTAACTGCTGCTCCTTCTCGCGTGCAGCTGCCTGCGCCTTCGCATACTCTTCTGCCAGCTTGGCCCGCTCCTGATCCCACTGCGCCTGTACCTCGGCCTTACCTGCTGCCGAGCCTTTGACGTAACCACCAGCGCCAGCCACTGCGACAGCGATAACGGCACCAGCAATGAAATAGGGATTCATTTCGGCGGTACCTTGGTGCCTTCCAATTTCTTATGCACCTTCACATCGCGGCACACTTCCTTCTTGGTCTTCGGATCTTCCCGGCAAACTTTCTTCATCTCGCCACCAGCATGGACGTTGAATGCTAACAGCAGGCTGGCGGCCACGGTTGCGGCCATGCGGATCAGTAAAAAATAATTCATGGTTCCCCCTATAGTTCAGGTTGTGGTGCTGCTGGTGGTGCTGCTTTACCGTTGAAGCCTGCCGCCACAGGTGGTGGTGGGCTAGTCTCTAGCATAGGCTCGACGCGCTGATGCACTGGGGCCGGAACCTTGGGTGCCGGTGGCTGCGGGTCAGTCCAATCGCTGGCCTTGCTAACACCAGGCGGTGGGTCGATCAGCTTGGCCACGCCGTCCTTGCCTTTGATGGCCAGCAGGGTTGCCAGCGCACCGAGGATGTACTTCGACATGTCCGACAGCAACATAAAGAATTGCTTGTCAGCTGGTGCAATGGAGTTCATCGGCTGGGTGACGAACACCACCGAGTACATGGCCAGGCTCGACATCATTAGCAGCACCGCACAGAACGTCGTGCCAATGACTAGCTTAATGATCGAATCAATATGGTCAGGAGTCCATTTCATTTCTGTTCCTCCGGCTTAAAGTCAGCAGCTGGCACCAGCTGGTCGGGGCAAGTGCCGGTCACCGCGCAGGTCGGTCGCTGGCACTCGGGTTTGTTCCAGTTCTTATTGTCCTGGCACGGGTATCTGAATCTGTCTTCGCACCCAGCCAGCAGCAGCAGAATCAGCAGGTATCTCATTGCACCCCCAGCACATGCAGCGCGTGTTTGTAATGCTTGATCCGGTCGTTCAGCCCTATGACCCCGCCATTTATCCGCTTCGTCATACCGAGGATGTCATCAGCGTCGGCGAATTTGTTCAGACCATTGGTTTCCCAAAACCAGCAAGCAGACTGTGCAGCGCCTTCAAACGTAGCCAGGTACTCAGGCACCTCGTCGATATTCAATGGCCTGCCGTCAACCTCAATGCTGTCAGCAAATGCCTGGTAGTTTGAGCGACCAGTCAGCTGAATTAATCCGCGACCAATCCATTTTGCCGGATCACCTGACTGCTCGTCGCCGTTACCCATGCGGCCAGCATAGATGCGGTTTGCAATAGCCTCTTGCCGGTTTGGGCGGCTAGCATAATCTTTGGCAAGTTCATCGGTAGAAAAGTATTTCGGGAATAACCTGCGCAGGGTTTCCCACTTG